GGATCGCCAGCACTTCCAAAACGTATACTTTTATTTTTAAATATCTCATAGTTACCATCAAAACATTCATATCTATTATTTTTGTATGCTTTCCAAACATTCAAAGGAGCGTGAAACCATTTTACATAACATGAATTGTTATTATATCCCGCATGTGGACAATCGCCACAAACTGTTTCGCCATACTCTTTGTTTTTAAATGCTTCGTTCGGTTTTATATCTTGATTTAATATCCAAGTTTGATACATATCACCAGTTTTTTTGTTACTAGTTTGAGCATTCAAACCAGTAACAATAACTGCATATTTTTTGTTATTTATTGGACTTAAACCTTCATATAAAACTCTTCCATTAGAGTTTTTTTTCATTTTTCTTTTTTATTTTTCTTTTTAATTGATTAAATTTTTTATTTTGCTCAGGTGTTAATCCCGCAAAATAGCCTAAAAGATTATCATCATAATCTTTAAAAAGCTTTTTAAGTTTTTCATTCATAAGCTTTAATTTTTATAGGAAGGAAGAAAACATAAAATGTTTTCATTAAGGGAACTTTTTATTGATCCCTTAAGGAAACATTTAATAATTTTTTAAATGTATCTTGTTAAATAAAAAAGTATCATCCAAAAGCTTTAAGTTTTTATTTGTTGCGGTAAGACTCTTTTTATATTGAGTTTCACCACGTTTAATATCTGCTTGATATTGTTTTTTATCCTCTAGTAACTTTTTTCTAAAGGATAAATAAAAGGTTTTTTCATTATCTGATAAACCTTTAATAATTGAAATAGGCATAATTAAAAATCACATTTTTAAATCTTTTATATTTATATTTGTTATTTTTCGTTGCTGATCATATCGAACATTAAAAGAGCTAATATTTAGCTCTTTAAATTGTGGTCTATTGATAGGTTTTAAAGTAGTGGATTCTAAAAAGTCCCTATCATTGTTTAAATGTTCAATAATAGCTTTTTTACTTTTGTAGTCTCTACCGTATGCAGGCAATAAAGTTAAATAATTCATTTGTTCATTAACTCCTTTAATGGTGTACTGTCAAAACAAATATCCCTTTCAATTGGCAAGTTAAAAGGTTTAAACTTTATTTCTTCAAGTTCAGTTAATGAAAAATAACCTAACTCAGTTTCTAAACCTTCAACAAGTCCAAAACACATTTTAGTTATTGGATCAAATTCTGATATGTACCAAGTCCAAGAACTTCCACCAAATAACTTAACGTGGGCTATGTGTTCTTTGTTGTTTTTTTCATTGTCTCCAATATTTGGGAGTTTTTTTAATAACTCTTTTGTTAATAGTTTCATTACTAAAAATAAAAATAGTTTACTATTTAATATTAACGTATTATGTCATTAACTGACATTTAATAACATTCAATTTTAACATTCAACTTGCATTCAAAATTGCATTCAATTATTGCATTCAGTTTATAAGCTTATTATTTTTTTTATTAAATAATTTTTTTTCAAAAAAAAAATTATCCAAAAAAAATACCCTAGATTTTTCTAGGGTAAAATTTCTTATTTGATACCTATTGACATTAGAGCTAATGTGTCTTTTATTCGCTCCGGTATCTCCTCAGGGAAAATATCTGTTAAGTATGGTGCGAAATGTCTTCTCCAAAATTTCTTAGTCTTACGTTTATTAGAAAAATGTAAGTTAAAGAATTGAGTAGGAGTACCACCCCTTAACATTATTCTGTCACTGTACAAAACGTACATTAACTGAATTAATTGAAATCTAGTGATTTCTAAAACTTCTTTAGTATCTATATGCTCTATAGATACTATTTCTTTGTTTGGTTCAATAATTGAAGTCATTTGTTTAATTGTTCTAATTGGATTTCTAAAAAAGATATTTTTTCAATAGCTTTTATTAGTTCATTGTTTCTATTGATTAACGAATTAGAAAGTTCAAGAATTTTATTATCTTTTTTTTCTAATTGTTTAATCCAGAAATAATCTGGGTTTGAGTATCCCATGAATTAAAGCTCCTTAATTAATTTGTTTCTTGCTTCAACAGCTTCACAAGCTGATTGAATAAGTCCTGATTCGCAGTGAATGCGAGTGCTCTTCTTTAATGAACTATCAAAAGCCCAGAAAAATAAGAGCGTACCAGCTATAAAAAATAAGTAAGATTTCATTTGTTTTGGAAGGATAAAGGAATGAAAGGAGTAAATTAATACTCCTTTTGTTTTAATCATCAAGAACATACTTGACGTATGTATCTATTGAATGGAAAAAATCCCAGTGTTCGGATTCGTCCATAGGATGAACTTTTAACCATAGTCTTTTAGACTTTTTTGAAATACATTTTTCATATCTAATTTTATTATTAATTAGATATTGTTCATGTACTGGTTTAATACAAGTAAAGCCTATCATCGAATTAATCCCACGCTATTTTGATAACTAGAAATTTTCTAGTTGCATTTTCAGGATCTGAATTAACAAATCTTGAGAGTGTGATTAACTCAATGTCTCCTTCATTTATTACGAATGAAGGAATCCTATCTATTGCTTTAAGGATGGCTTTCTGATCTCTTGTTAAAGTCATTCGGCTAAGTCATAAAGGTTGTATTTAAGTCTTAAAGTTTCTCTACTAATAGAGTCTTTAAAGAATAAACAGTTCGGCCACTTAGGATGCATACCATTTGTAGCCTCAAGATACGTCATATTTTTTTTAAAATATTCTTGATTAATGTATCTCTTTTTTAAAGCTATCTCAAAAGCTAATTTGTGATTTTGACACAGCTCTAAGTTCATGTAGGATTTAACCTTTTGAAGCTCTTCTAAGTTCATAGGAAGGAAGGATTAAGTTTTCTAGTTTCTGTTTTTTCCTTTTGTGTTTCTGTGATAAACAAATTTTAAAGTTTGGTTATCTGATAGACAATTAGAAAAAAGGATTAGCGTTAAAAGTGGGTACAGTGCACACCCATTATTAACTGATATTACATTAGCATCTATCTGCTATTAAGTCAATATCAAAGTTAAGAAATATTACTTCGCTGAGAATCGATTTTAAGAGACGTTATTTTCTAAGGTACTAACGTAAGCAGGATACATTTAAGTGCTATCAGAGAGGCACAGAGAGGCCATAGAGCGTATCTGGGGGTATGTTGCAAAAAAAATTTTTGCTAGGCCAAGGCGGGCAACTTAAATATATTCCCGTTAATTTTTTGGTTCTACTTTGATTGAAAGTTCTGGAGCTTGAATATTAACTGTTTCAACTGATTCACCTATTACTTTACCTAGAGAGTCTAGTATCTGTGCCGCTGTTTGTAATTGACCTTTGGATACTGCTTGGTTAAATAGACGTACTCTCATGGCTTGTAGACGTGGAAGCATTGATTCTCTGTCTTTATCCCAGTCTTCGTTGTTCCAGACTTTGACACGACCCCAATCTTCCCAAGCTGTTGTTATGGATATCTGTTCAATTTTTGAATGTTCTATTACAAGTTGGCGAGTTGTTAGTCCTTTTAGCTGGCGGGAATAGAGACGTTGTGCTCTTTCTTGAACTTTTTCTGCTGTGGAGCGAGCTACGAAGCGAGGGGTACCTCTTTTTTTAGATTGAGCTATTGGTGGGATTATATTTGAAGGTAGGATTGAATCAGTCACGGACTTGATTTAGGGAGTATTTAGTTGAATGATAACTTAAAAGTGTTGAAATAGGCTATAAAGGAGGGGTACGAGTTGTATTTTTTGTTAATTTCATGGTTGTGAGTGGAAAAAAGAAGAATGAGATAAGTTTGAGGTATGCCCAGGGTGAAGTTTTTAATAGTGATAAAAGGTTTAGGGTGCTTGTGGCGGGAAGAAGGTTTGGGAAGAGTTATCTTAGCTGTATCGAACTGCTACGAGGTGCCATTAATCGACCAGGGGAGGTGTATTTTTATTGTGCTCCTACTTACAGGATGGCGAAGGATATTGCATGGAAGGAATTGAAGAGATTAACACCTAAAGTATGGATTCAAAGTAAAAATGAAACAGATTTAAGGTTGGAATTGATTAATGGTTCAACTATTGAGTTGAAGGGAACTGAGAATGCTATGGCATTAAGAGGTAGAAGTTTAGCTGGTGTTGTATTGGATGAGGCAGCATTTATGGATAGAGATGTATGGGCTGAAGTTATAAGACCTGCATTAGCTGATAAACAGGGTTGGGCTTTGTTTATTAGCACTCCTGATGGAACTGCGAGTTGGTTTTATGATATGTGGTGTTTTTGTGGAGAGAAGGAATGGGATGATTGGGGAAGATGGAGTTTTACTACGATAGAGGGGGGTAATGTTGTAGAAGAGGAAGTTGAAGCTGCTAGGTCACAATTAGATGCGAGAACATTCAGACAGGAATTTGAAGCTAGTTTTGAAAATCTTACTGGATTGGTGGCTGTAAGTTTTGCTGATGACAATATTGACAAGGAAGTACAGGATTTACATATGCTTCCTTTGTTAATTGGGCTGGATTTTAACGTTGACCCTATGGCAGGAATCTGTGCTGTCAAACATAACGACACTTTGTATGTTTTTGATGAAATTATGCTTACAGGAGGTGCTACCACATGGGACTTTGCGGAGGAAGTTACGAGGAGATATGGAGTTGATCGTAGGATTATTGCTTGTCCTGATCCTACTGGAAGTGCAAGAAAGACGAGTGGAGTTGGTGTAACGGATCATACGATACTTAGACGCAGTGGATTTACTGTTATGAGTCCTAGAAGCCCCTGGAAGATCAGAGATAAGATTACTGCTGTTAATACTGCCTTGTTTGACGCTAATGGTGAGAGGAGGACGCTTATACACCCTCGTTGTAAAGAATTAATAAAAGCGTTAAGGACTTTAACTTATGCACCTAATACAGGTTTACCTAATAAGAATCTGGGAGTGGACCATGCGTTTGATGCTTTTGG